AGAATTGCTAAAGAGTTGAAGGGTGTGATTGATACTAAGATCGCTAAGAAGCATCCGCTTATTTGGAAGCGTCTTAGTGATTATGATATTGATCAGTTCTATCTTAGGATGGCTAATCGTTTAAGTCTTGCTGATTCACCTGATAGAGATCAGTTAGCAATGGCTCTCGGTCGTGATCTGTTCAATTCTGCTTCCTTCACAGGCACTAAGAAAGAATGGTATGAACTTGGGATGGATATCCTGAACTCTAAGAAAGTAAGTAAGTTCTTTGAGATTGATACCTTCGGTGTACAGAAGCGTAGGATGAAGAGCAGGTTAAGTAGCAATTACTTTGGCCCTTATTACGATACATTGTCATACAATATTCGTATTGTTGACCCTCGTATTATAAGGTACGCTGAGCTGACAAGGAAGACTGAACTAGGTCTTCGAGTGGCGGTGACTGATGGAAAGAATAAGCTTATTTTCAGAGAAGGCTCTAAAACATATTGGATGGATCGCGGCATCTTGGGTCTTGAAGATACAAGAATTCCTATTACCAGTACTAAAAGCTTCGGCGATTTCCCTGAGGACATGGTTGATAAAGACTTGGTTGATGCTCTCCAATGGGCTTCAGAAACTAAGTACAAGGTTGATGGAGACTTCTACGACTTTATTAACAAACTCCTCTACTTTGAAGATGATAAGGGTAAGGCTAAGTACTTTAATGAGCTCAATGAATATAAGCACTACATGCAGTCTCGTGGCGATGCGTATGAAAGATTTAAAGCAATGGAGTGGCTTAGGAAGGGCGATAGTTCTTTCAGTAACCACGCCTTTGTTGATCATCGGGCTCGTATCTACGATCGTGGTCTTATATCTCCACAGTCAGGTGAGACATTTCGACCCTTTCTAAACACTGCAGTTGCCAAGGACTTTAGTCCTGAAGAGTTTAAAGACTTCCAAGATCAGATAGGTGCCTTCCTAGGCGGTCTTAGTGATAAGCTTGAAGGTGATTATAACTCTCTTACCATCACCGGTAGGCAGAAGATTGCTGAGAAGTGGCGTCCTGAGATTGTCAAGATCGGTAACCTGATGATTCGAGGTAAGCCAAATGATATTCGTGAGATTCTTCAGAATGATTTGGTGAGTCAGATTGAGGGTGAAGAGCTTGGTAAGTTCTTTAGATTTGCTATTGAGACGGCTAAGATCGACAAACACCTTGAAATTGCAGCTACGCGTGTGTACCAGGAGATCGGAAGATCATACATGGAAACTGTAGATGGTCGGTTCATTGACATCAATCGGCTGTTCTTTGCAACTCGCGACATTCCCACGCGTCGTGTGGCTTTCGACCAGGTGGACGGCCATGTATATAAGTTGACAGCAGATGACGAACGGCGTATTGCAACTGCGGACATGTCCGTACCCATTCTAGTTGAGCGTGATAATCGTACCGGCCGCTTCATTATCCTGGATGGCAACCACCGCTACTTGCGTGCGAAGCGAGATGGGGCGACCTCTCTGAATATCAAAGTTGTATCGAGCAAGCGACTCGAGTCGGCTATTGTTAGCCGCAAGGAAGACCTGTTGGAACCAGAGAGAGTGTTTGCCACCGCAAAACCAATTGACAAGTACTCTGAAGAAAACCTCCGAAGCCTGCGAGATTACAAGATCTCCTTGGCATTAGAGCAGGATGCCTCGTCGTCTGGAGCTCAGATTATTGCAATGACGACGAAGAACAAACAGCTTGCTGAGTTGTCTAACGTTGTACCTACCTTTCAGAAAAGACGTCTGTATGATGAAATTGCCGCTTCAACCTTCAGAGACCCTCGTTTCATTAAGTTGAATGAGAAGCTTGGTTTGTCTGAGAAAGACTTACGTAAAGCGGCTAAAGCTCAGAATATGGTGACCTTTTACGGAGCTGGTGAAAGAACTGGTATTCTGAACGTTGAAGCAAAACTTGGCAAGGCTCTTGGGAAGGACGGAGAAACACTGGTAGTTAAGGCAGCTGATCGCGACAAGGTACTTGAAGAGATTAGTGCACGTGCTGCTAAGTTTGAGAAGTTCGATCCAGAAACTGCCAAAGATCTAAAGGCCTTGAGAAATCAAGTAAGAGAAATCTTCAACAAAGGACTAGACCCAGGTGATGACATTCTTGAAGAACTTTATTTCCTTGACCCTGCTACTCGTGAGCTTGTTGAAAAGATGTCACGAAACTACAACAAGGTTGTGACACCTGATGACTTCAAGAACATCGCTAAGATAATGAGTGAATACCTTGGAGAGCAGGTTCCTATTCTGAAGGACTTTACAAGGTTCTTTGGAAGGCTGGCAGAGGACTTCTTAAAGAATTCTAAACCATCTAGTTCAGCCTTTGATTGGAAAACTATTGCCAAGACAGCATTACTAGGTAACAAGAAGAAGGGCTACACTCTTCCAGATTATTTGTCTAGAATGTTGGGCCTTAAAGCAGGCGAGCCTCTTACTGAAAAGGTTCTAAAACGATTCTCTTTCTACAAGGAAGGAGGTCTGTTGGATGAACTGATCAACGGTGTGGACACCCCAGACTCGCGACTGACAGGTAAGAAATTCTTCAAGTTAGAGATGTGGACTCCTGACATTAACTTAAAGAAAGCTACTCTTGGTAAAGAAAAGACAATCTCTCCTGGTGTCACATTTGCATATGCTAATAAGCTTCCCAAGAAATGGACAAATGTTCCTTGGGTAAACTTTGATGGCAAAGTAGTGGAACAAAACTTCACTCAGACCTTTGAAGAGAAGCTTGTTTACAAGAATGCTGATGGTGAGTGGACTACTAATATCTTACAAGTTCCTCAGAAGACTGACTCTTCTTGGCTTGATGAAGCTATGGGTAAAGATGGTAAGATCAATGACATTGCTGATGTCACTAAGGCTAGAACAGCCTATGCCGTCAACGGCAATCACTCTAACGATGCCGTTATTGTGAAACAATTCCATCTGTGGGGAAAGAAGAATGGCATTGGAACATCAACAATTCATGACGCCTTCTTTGCAAATGCTGCAGATATGCTCAAGGCTCGTAATGCTCTCCGTGTTATCTATGCTGACATGATAGATAAGAACCCTATTAAGAAAACTCTTGATGAGATGCTTGCCAGAGGTTTGCCCAAGGAGCTCTATGATCAGTACCTCAACGAGGCTATTGATATTGGACTCATACCTGTGGCTGGTCGTTCTAAAGTAGGTGGGAGGGTGCTTCAAGCCTCAGATATCTTGACGAAAGAAGAGGTACTGAGAGAAGTTCCTTCTGGATTCAAAAATGATTACGGGTGGTATGGAGTGGGTTAGTACCACCCCGTTAAATTAACCCAGGTGCTTTTCTGAGAATGATATTGCACCTGAATACTAAATTCCTAACATGTGATGAAAGGATGTTCTTTTCATCTATCGAGTTGTACTCAAAAGGATAGCAATATGTCGAATGAAGATGATGTCAAGCTTGACGAAACTAAAGAAACCACCACTCCTGAAACTAAACCAGCTACCAAGACTGATGACGATATGATTCAGAAACTTGTTCAAGATCGCATTGACGAGCAACTGAAAGATATCAAAACCAAGCTTGATACTGCCTTCAGTCAGCGTGATGAGTTGAAGAGTAAGTTGGAATTGCTTGAGAAGGAAAAACGAGATCGCGAACTGAAAGATTTGCAAGAAGCAGGTAAGCACAAAGAGGCTTATGAAATGCAACTTGCCGAAGAGCGTGAAATACGTAAGAGGCTTGAACAGCGCAATGTTGAGTTGACACGAGACAATGAAGTGCGTCAGGCCCTTGGTGCTCTGCCTTTCCGTAATGATAAGGCCATTGAAATGGCAAATCAGGAGATAGTGGCACAATTGGTTCAGAATGAATCAGGCGTATGGGTTCACCGTTCTGGAGTATCTGTCAAAGACTTCGTTGCAGCTTTCGCTAATAATGAAGATAATGCTTTCTTGTTCAAACAGAAGACATCTTCTGGCGCAGGTTTACCATCTACATCTACAACAACTTCTTCCACGACTAAGAAGAGTCTCTTCGATATGTCCCAAGATGAAGTATTAAAATTAGCTAGCGAGGGAAAACTTCGCTAATCGAGGAAATTTAAATGACTGTAAAGACAAACCTGGCTGGTGCTTCCAACTTCGTGTTGCAAGAAGCAATCAGTGCATACCGTGACGAAGCTTACACCAACGCCAAGAAACTGTCTGGTACTGGTATCGTAGGCGGCAACCCGATGATTGATACTGGCACTGAGACCTTTACTGGTCAAATGCGCTGGTTCAAGCCGATGAACCCTACTATCAACGTTGCATCTTTGACTGATGCTACTGATGGTACTCCATCGACCTACGGTTCAGACTACCTGAACTACATCAAGACCGTCCGTACCTACGGTGGTTCGAAAGTCAACATGCAACAAGTTGTTACCCAACAAGACGGTCTGGCTAAGATCGGTCGTGACTTCGCTGAGCATCGCGCTCAGGATGAGCACAACGCCATTCTTG